ATGGACTACATCACATGGATGAAGGTGAACGGAGCCCGTGAACGGACGATCATCCAGCGGGAGAATTTCCGGCTCTCCAGACTCCGTCACTGGGGACACCTCGACCAGTCCGTCGACCACATCCGTGAGTGGCTCGGCCAGTTCGAGGGGTGGACGAAATGCACCTACTACGGGCACCTCGTCTCCCTCTACGACTGGGCCGTCGAGGTCGGGGAGGTCGCCACCAACCCGGTCCGCGCGATCGCGCGGCCGAACACGCCGAAGCCTGGGCCGCGGCCGCTGTCTCGTGACGAGATCGCGCTGTCCATGAACGCCGCCAGCGGGGACCTCCTCACTCACCTGCAGCTGGGTCTCCTGGCCGGTCTGCGTGCCCACGAGATCGCGAAGTTCCGGGGTGAGGACATCACTGCGCAGGGCATCTACGTGATTGGGAAGGGTGGCCAGGGGGCCATGCTCCCCACGCACCCCCACTTGTGGGAGACCGCCCAGTCCTACCCGCGCCGCGGGTTCTGGTTTCCCTCGACCAGGGCACCGTCCGGGCACATCGTGTCGGGCACCGTTACACGGCGGGTAACTGCGCACTTCCGTGCTCTCGAGATCACCGGGTCCAGCCATCGCAACCGACATGGGTACGGGACCCTGCTGCTGCGTGGCGGGGCGAACCTGCGTGTGGTGCAGGAGCTGATGCGACATGCGTCGCTCCACACCACGGCCCTGTACCTCGGTGTCGACGAGGACGAGAAGGTGGCCGCGATCCGGTCGTTGGTGGCATAGTCGCGGGGCGTGAAGTGGTTGGCGGTCGTGTTCGTGCTGCTTGTCGTTGGTGGAGCCGCGGGAGCGTACTTCGCCAACGGCGACGAGGCCACAGCCCTGGTCGCGTGTGAGGGCATGGTCAAGGACCAGCTCAAGGTCCCGTCGACGGCTGACTTCTCGGGGGAGAAGAGCTCCCAGGACGGTGCGACGTGGAGCGTCGAGGGCACGGTGGAGTCGGAGAACGAGCAGGGTGTGATGGTGGCTTCGGACTACGTGTGCGTGGTGCGGCTCAAGGGTGAGAAGTGGGCCGGTCGCGCCGACGTTCGCCCACGGTAGGTTCTGGGGGTGAGCTTCCGTGAGGGCGTCGTTGTTGCGGCGGCTGGGGTGCTGTTCTTCGTGCTCCCGGTCGTCGTGCTGGTGTGGGGCGCTGGCCGCGGGTAAGGCCGTGGCCTTCACCGTGGGGGCCTCAGGAAATGGCCGAAAACGCCCCGCCACCCGGTGAGGGGTGACGGGGCGTGGGGCGCGGCAGTCCCGGTCTAGCGCGGGTCAGTCGGCGCGGTCGGACAGGTCGAATCCGCGCTCACGGAGGGCGTCGTCGATGGGCTCCCAGTCGGGGTCGCTCTCGTAGATCCTGCGGGCGCGGGCTGCTGCTACCAGCGTCAGCAGTTCGTGGTCCGTCATACGTCAATCCTCTCGAAGCGAACCGGCCGATAGTGAGAGGCCGGGTAAGGTGCGGCGCATGTCGACGACAGACGCAGGATTCGACGAGCGGTACCTGTCGGGCCGCGAACTCTATGGCGACGACTTCGTTCAAGCCGAGATCGATGCATGGTTCGAAGACGAACGTGAGGGCTTCGCGAATCTAGGCTCGAGCGCAGCAGACGGTAGCGGAGTGGACCCGGAACCGCAGGACGAACCAGGCCTGTGCGGGTACGACGCGTTCAACGTGCGCCACGCCTTCCGCCACCTTCCGTCGGGACGTCTCGGCGACGCCCTTGGGATCGGGTCGGCCTTCGCTTCGGAGTTCTGGCCCATCTCCGACCGGCTCGACAGCCTTACGGTGCTCGAACCGAGCCACCAGCTCCGGGCCCGCCGACTCGGGCGATTGCCACTGAACTACGTCGACCCCGTCCCGTCCGGCGTCATGCCGTTCGACGACGCGTCGTTCGATCTGGCCGTCTCGTTCGGTGTGCTCCACCACATCCCGAACGTAACCAAGGTGGTCGACGAGGTGCGGCGGGTCCTGCGCCCGGGCGGGTATTTCCTACTGCGTGAGCCCATCCACTCGATGGGGGATTGGCGGCAGCCCCGCAGGGGCCTGACCGCTCGCGAACGCGGCATCCCGCGACCGATCCTCGACCGACTAGTCCGCGAGCGCTTCGAGGTTGTTGCCTCGACGCCCATCGACTTCCCACTGTGGCCTCGGCTCGGAACTCTCGACCAGAAGCCCAATGTGCTTCTCGACGAACTTCTGGCGCGAGCCTTCTCCTGGAACTACCGCTACCACGCCACGACCCGCTCGCAGAAGTTCCGCCCGCGCGGGATGGCGATGGTGCTGCGCAGACCTACGAAGTCTTGACGCGGAAGTTGCGGAAGATCGCCGTGGTGGCGTCAGCCTTGATCCCCGCTCGCGTGCCGGACAATGCTGAGTCGGTGGCACGCCCGATGATGAAGCCGTTTCGGTAGACGATCAGGCTGGTCCCCGAGCACCGGAGGCCGAGGGTGTCGCCGGCTGCGGGCGTCTGGGTGAGCGTGAGCAGCGTGGTGGCAGCACCGGCCACGACCTTCTGCAACGTGACCGAGGTCGGGAAGATCCCGATTCGGTACATGTTGCTGGCATCCACCAGGCGGGCGATGGGCCACTGAGCGACCGTGGCTGGGCTGGTCCCGATCTCGACAGTCACCCAGTGGTCTGCGGTACCAACGTCGACCGTGGCGATGTTGTTGGCGGCGCCCGCCGGCACCGCCGCCCTGCTGGTCAGATTCCATGTTCCGCTGGTGTTCGTCCAAGCGAGCCCGGAATCAGAGGTGCCGAGGCTGCCTGCCGCGTCGGCTCGCGCGAATGCGTCGCCCACCAGCCAGGGGCGTAGAGGCACGCGCGCCGCGAGGATGTCCAGCACGTCGCGGTCTCGTGGGCGGGTGCGGGTGCTGCTGTCGGCGATGGTTGCGGTGTCTCGCAGGCTCGGTTCGCCGACGAACTGGGGATCGATGCAGTTCGCGGTGAGCGAAAGAACGGCGGTCCCGTAGAGCGTGACGTTGTGGAGAACCGGCGAGGTGGCGCGGTCGATGACCGCCCCTGACGGCAGGTAGCAGCGGATGCTGGGTGACCGGACCGGATAGGTCGAGCCGTCTGCGGCGCGACCGATGGCGATGTCGACCGTGTTGCCCTCGAAGTGGATGTTGTCGAGCTGCAACCCCGCGCCAGCGCCAACGGGGTCGCCGCCGGGATTGCCGAATCCGGTGACGATAGCCATGAACCCGACGCCGCCAGCGCCGATTCCGGTCGTGGAGAGCTGCCCTCCCCGAACGCGAACGTTGGTGGAGTTCTTGACCAGCACGCAGACGACCTTGGCGCCGACGTTGGTGTCGGTGATCGAGGACTCGTTACAGAACCCGTCGAGGAACATGCCGGTTTCGAAGCTCTGAACGACCAGACGGTTGTAGTAGAAGACGTAGCCGTTGACCGACCGAATCCCGTAGCTGCCGACGTTGTACGAGCTACCGAGAACTCGCACGTCCTCGATGAAGCCCCCGTGGATGTCCGTCATGAGGATGCCGGTGGTCGCGGCAGTGGCGTGCGTGCACGTGATCTGGAGGTACTTCGCCCAGAACAGCCCCTCGCAGCGGGTTGAGATCCACGCTGTCACTCCTGTGGCGTTCGCCTGGGCGGGCGCCGAGAGCGTCACGGTCGTCGGGTCGACGTAGGTCATGGTCACGTCGGCGTTGACGTACTGCGCGAACATGACCTTGCCGGTGTCGGCCGCGGTGAAGTTGGCCGTCGCGGAGGTGGCGGTCGTCGAACCGTTCGTGAGGACCAGGTCGGTGACCATCCGACCGTCGCCGACCTTCACGGCCACCCCGGTGCCCGAGTAGGTGAACTCGGTGAACCCGCGCTGCGCGAGACCCATGAGCATGACCGGCTTGCCGGGGGCGATGGTGAGGCCGACGCTTCCGGAACCGAGGTTCCACGTCCCGTAGAGGTGGAACACGACGCCGCCGCCGCTGGGCAGCGCCGCGATCGCTGCAGCAGTGGTCGCCTTCGCGGTGCCGGGGCTGAGCCCGTCGTTCGAGTCGCTGGCCTTCGACGACCGTGACACGTACAGGAAATGGTCGGAAGCCTGCATGGCCCGTCCGGCGATAGCCAGGAGTGTGTCCGGTGCGACCGCCTTGTCCGCGGCGGTGCCCGTGGCGACCTCGGCCAGTGTGGCGATCTGGATCTTGCCCTTGACGAACGCGGTGGCGGCCGGCACGAGTTCGTTGACGATCGCCTCAGTTGAGGCATTGAGACGTGCGTCCTGCTGGGTGCGGAAGTCACTCTCCGGGTCAGCGTCGACGGCTGTGAGCAGCCCGTCGGTCACGCCCGCCGCGGCCTCCAGGATGCTGCCCACCGCGTCCAGCCGGGACCGGTCCGAGCCCCCGTCCGCCCACAGCGAGTAGACCCCGTCCGGACCCTGAAAGGTCGGCACAGCCCCGTTCGTCCCGACTGGGATCGAGGTCACGGGGACCCCGCCGAGCATCAGGTCGGTGACCTGGCTGCCACCCGTCTCGGCGGTCCACATCGTCAGGACAGTGGAGGCGAAGCGGAGCGGGTCACCGGGGGCCTCTGCGGTGATCACGAAGTCGGCGACACCTCCACCGAACGAGGCACGGGCCATGGGTCAGGCTCCCTTCCGGGTCTTGCGGAGGCCGAGCTCGAGGATGATCCGAGCGGCGAGGGCGATGAAGCCGGTGGTGGAGAGCCCGAGGCAGTAGGCCAGGAACACGGCCGGGCCGATCCGGACCCGCGTCACCGTGAACATCGGGGGTGCTACTTCCCGGTGGCGTTGGCGCGGGAGATGGTGCCGTACGCCGCGATCGCCAGCGCCACCAGCTGGTCGGTCGAGAGGCCCTCACGCCACGCGGTCACGCCGATGTAGACGACCGCGACGATGACGAGGGCGACGTAGAGCCACTGGCGGATCGCGAGCGGGATCTGGCGCAGCAGCGCGGCCAGTGCCTGCACGGCCTGCTTGGGGGTCGGGTTGGTCATCGGTGCTCCTTCGGGTTGGTGAGGCGCACGCGCGCCCACTGCGCGTCGTGGCCGTCGATGGTGAGGTCGATCGAGCCGCGTGCCAGGACCTCGATCTGTGCGCCGTCGGGGTGCTCGACGCAGCGGACCCAGTCGAGCCCGTGGTGGGCGAGGGTCCGCTCAGCCCGGTGCAGCGGCATGAACGAGCGGCGGTTGACGTCGGAGAACCACACGACGGTGCGACCCTCAGCGTGGTGGTGGGCGATCCGGTCGGCGTGCGCCTGTCGGACGTCGCGCCACCTGCTCAACAGGCGCGGATCGTTCCGCGGGTAGTGCACGTCGAGGAACGCAAGCTCGGCGCCCGACGTGTGGGTCGCAACCGCGTCGGTGATGGTTCGCGCCGGAGACAGCCCGACGCGGCCCACCTTGAGGCCCGTGGCTGCCTTCACCACCTCGTCCCGCTGGATCTTCCAGCGGTCGCCGAAGCCGATCGGCTCCCGGGTCTGCCACCCGGCCCAGGTGAAGTCCTCGAGCACCCGACGCAGGCCGTGGTGCTCGTTCGGGGTGTCGGCCTCGTCGATCTCCTGGAAGCCGATGACGGTGCCGCGGCCGGCCTCGTCGTCGATCACGCGGACGTTGGCCAGGAACTCCGCGGTATCGACGTGCCGGCCGAGGTTGGCGGTGATGAAGACGCTCAAGACAGGATCACCGCGCGCTGGCCCGGGTTGGCCTTGAGCAGGCGCTTGCCCCGGGGAGTGTCGAGCAGCCCGCGGGCGACCTTCTCCGCGACGGCCAGGGGCGCGTCGATCTCGAAGTGCATCGAGTCCTTGCGGCCCTGGTAGTCCCCGCCCCACCGGATCGTGCCCTTGTAGAGGTTGAGGCGCTGGCGGATGGCTGCGCACTCGGCGGGGGTGAAGGTGCCGGCGGCGCCGAGCGGGTGATCGGTGGCGTTGAGGTCGATCGCGGTGCCCGATGAGTGATTGGACAGGGTCGTCTCGTAGCCGCGGACGGGCCGGTAGGCGTACCCCCAGTCGTCGAGGACGTGCTCGACGAGGTCCTCGACCTTGCCGTCGAACCAGAGCGCGCAGTGGGCGAGGAGGAACCCGGCGGACCCGCCACGCATTCGGATCCTGGTCGTTCCCGACTTGCCTTGGATGACCCACGTGTGGAGCAGGGTCGAGTCGGCCGCGAGCGCTGGCCAACCGTTCTGTGATGTCGCCATGGGGTGCTCCTTCGGGCAGGCGGACAGGGCCTCGAGCAGGAGCGCGAGGCGGACGAGGAGGGACGGCCTCAGAGCCGGGGGTGGCGCTTTCGGAGGAGGGCGACGAAGAGCGCCAGGCCGGAGACGGCGAGCTCGAGGCGGCCGAGCATGAGGACCATGTCGCGGCCGGGGTAGTCCTCGCCGAAGAGGTCGGTGATGAGCCCCCGCACGGACAGCTGCAGGATCGCGGCCAGGAGCAGCACGATCGTCCAACCGAACCACGACCGCCACCACGGTTCCCGCGTCCCGTAGAAGACCAGGAAGGTCGCGAAGATCAGCACGTTGCCGTAGAGCAGCACACGGGACACGTCGACAACGAGGAAGCGGGTGAGGTTCATCAGGCGCCCTTCGACTGGGGGTCGTAGAACAGCTGCGTCAGGTGGTTCTGACGGAGCCGGGTGCGCGCCCATTCCCCGAGTTCCTGGGCTTCCTGGTGCTGCATCTGCACGTACTCGCCGAGGCGCTCCTGCTTGGCCAGGGCCTCGCGGGACTCGGCGAGCCGCGCTCGGCGCCGATTCCAGATGCTCATGGGCCGTCACCGTCCGAGATCGTCGTGGAGGCGCGGATGCCGGCGTCGATGACGGCCTTCTGCAGCTTCCCGATGGTGGTCGTCTCAGCGACCGCGGTGAGCAGTACGTCGACGTGCGCCTCTGCCTTCTCGGCTCGGGCCAGGTAGACGTCGGCCTCGCGCTTGGTGACGAGCCGGCCAGTGAGGAGACCGAGCATCGCGAAGCCGAAGAGGGTCCAGCCACCGGCGGCCGCGGTGATGGTCTGCCAGGGCATCCCGTCCACGTCAGGTCCCGCTGCTCGCCGTCGTCCCGTTGGCGGCGACCGCGACGACCCGCACCGAGGTCGAGTAGTCGCGGCCCGAGACGGGCGTCCAGTGCCGCCAGGAGGTGTTCGTGGGCAGCGCGGTGGCCTTCCGCTCCTCACCTGCCCCGTCGTCGATGTAGACGTCGTTGTAGGCCGCCGCGGGCTCGTCCCCGGTCGGGGTCGGGTTGGTGATCATGAGCAGCAGCGACGCGGTCGACGGGTCGGTGTAGAGCTCGTACGTCGGCACCGGCGGTCGCGTGTAGGAGACCTCGCCTCCGACGTCGACCAGGTCGGACCAGAGCCCATCCTTCTTGACGCGAACCTGCACATGCTCGTCACGGTTGTTGGTCTCGAAGATCAGCGGCACCGTGCGAGTCAGCGGCGCGGCCACCTCGCCGGTGTCGAAGTAGACGTCGTCGCCAACCGGATCCACTACCGGAGACCCGGCGCCGTCGTCGGCGACCCGGCGCACCTGATAGGCGTCCTGGGCGACTACAGACCAGTCGACTCGCTCGAGCTGCTCGAAGGTCTGCCCGTTGATCGGGTAGGTGATCACGGGCCCGGCGGGCGGGTCACCGGCGGTGAAGAATCCCGACGGCGTCCAGGCCGGCGCCGGGAGGCCACCGGCGTCATAGGCGAGAACCTGGCGCTCGTAGCCGCCCGGGACCAGCTCGCCGGCCGGGATGTCGTACCACGGGTTCGGGCTGAGCTCGGTGCCGGTAATCCAGGTGCCCGCGCCGACGAGGCGGTGCCGCCAGTCGAACTTGGACTGGGAGTCCCCGGCGTCGGGGTCGTTGAACGCGTGCCGGGCGCGGTTGGTCGCGGCCGTGGACACGATCACCCCGCCGGTCAGGGTGAGCAGGGTGGGGGCGGTGGGTGGCCGGTTCTGCAGGTACACGTACGCCGTAGCACTGGAAGGGCCGCCGTCGACGAAGTCGTTGCGGCCGCCCATGACCCAGATCCGACCGTCTGGGTCGGTGGTGATCGCGGGGTAGGTCATCGGGTTAGCCGGGAAGTTCGGGAGAACGCCGATCGACCAGGTTCCTGTGGCGGGGTCAAAGCCGTCGATCCGCCGGATCTTGACCAGCCCGGAGAGATCCGACCCGAACCCGGGCATCGTGACGATCAGGCCGTTCGGCAGCCGCGAGACAGCCAGGTTGTACTGCGGCGACCCTGGGGCACTGGGCTGCGGCGCAGTGACCGACCAGACGCCCGTAACAGTGTCGTACGCGAGGAGCGTGTCGACCGAGGACTGCCCACCGCTATAGGCGACGCCGTTGTCGCCGAGCACACCGACTGATCCGATCTGCCAGGCCCGCCGCGGGGACAGCGTCGGCACGTCAGCGAGGGCCGTCCACGTGTCCGTGCCTGGGGTGTAGCGGGTGAGCTTCTGAGCGTTCGGTGTGTTCGGAGTCGCCCCGGCAAGGTAGATCCGGCCGGCAGCATCTTGGAAGGCCACGGCGCCGCCGGCACGATCGAGGAGCCCTCCCGTGGTCGACATCGAAGCCCACGTGTTGTCGGCCGGGTTGTAGCGGTAGGCGGCGACCGGTGAGCTGGTGCCGAACACCGCGACCGTGCCGTCGGGCATCGTGAACGCCTTGGGGTGGGCCAGCGGCGCGCCCGGGATAGCGGCGGCGCTGGACCAGGTGTTGGTGTCTGGGTCGTAGATGTAGGTCGTCGAGGTCCACCCGCCGGGCGAGCTGGTGCCGCCGAAGAGGTAGACCTTGTCGCCCAGGTAGCAGGACGCGGCCGCGGCGCGCGGGTTCGGGAGCGCCGCGATCTGCTGCCAGCCGCCCATCAGGCGTCTCCCTCTGCGGCGGCCAGGAGCCGGCCCAGGGTGGTGAGGGAGTCGACGTCGCCTCGACGGGTCCACCCGCCCTGGTTGGTGACGAGCGACAGGCGGGGTGGTGAGGTCCGGTCACCCACGGCGAGGAAGAGGTCTGCGCCGTCGGTGAAGACCACGAGCTCGGGAGTCTGCGCGGCAACCTCGAGTGCGGACACGTCGGCCGGGGTGAGTGTGCTGGCGAGCACCGTGCGTGCAGCCGCGGCGCGCTGCTCGCGGGCCGCCTCAGCTGCTTCGATGGCCTGTTCGCGAAGTCCCATGGCCGGCTCCCTCTTCAGCTCTCGACGCCCTGCACGAGCGGCAGCAGCGGGTTGCGGACGGTCACGGTCACGCGCTGCCCGACGGTGTAGGCCTGGCCGTTCAAGGTGGCCGCGGGGCAGGCGACGGTGGCGCCGTCGACGACGACCTCAAGGGGCGCCGCGCTGCTCACGGTGCCGGTGGTCTGCACCTCGGTGATCTCGCGGGCCACTACTCCATCACCTCGAGCACCCAGGTCCCCGGCGAGCCGTCGAGGTTCGTCGTGGAGGAGGTGACCTCGGCCTTCGCGGACACGGGACTGTCGATGTAGCGGACGACGTCGAGGTGGCCCACGATTGGCAGGGGGTCGACGGCCAGGGTGACCTGGCGGGTCACCGCGGTGTCCTCGATGACGACCCGGTCGCCTTGCGCGACGAGCGCGGCCTGGTCGACGGCGTCGAGGAACACCGTCTTGCGGACGGGCCGGCCGAGCGACTGCATCGACGACGGTCCACGGTTGACGTTCTCGACGGTGTAGAGCCCGTCACCCTCGACGGGGGTTGTGGCCATGCCGCGACGCACGAACCGCCACCAGTTCGGCTTGCCCCACACGTCCTCGTCGTAGACACGCTCCTGGCCGACGATGTTCGTCGACTGGTCCTCGACGTCGAGGGTCCACTCGACGGGCCGCAGCTTGGGGTCGACGTACGGCTCCGACCGATAGGTGCCGTCCTCGTCGACCCACAGGGCTCGGTAGTTGATCGCGTCGAGGAGGTCGTTGATGATCTGGATCCACGTGACCGGCGACCCGTCGGTCAGCGCCCACACCATCGGGCCGGGCATCACGGCGAGCTGCTCGGTGCCGTCGATGCGCAGCGGGGCGCCGGCGCCGGCGAGCTCGATGACCGAGCGGACGGCGTCGACACAGGTGGAGGCCTGGCCGACGACGTGGATCTCGTCGATCCACGTCTTCTGTCCGGCGGTGGTGCCGCGGAACGAGAGCGCAACGTAGGCCGCGGGGACGGTTGCGGTCCAGTGCCACTCGACCTCGACCCACCCGTCGTTGGCGGGGAAGAACCGCGGCGACTGGGTGGTGAAGAGGACGTCGAAGAACAGGCTCGGCGGGCCGCCGGTGGGGACCCAGACGCGGGCGGTGAACTTGTAGGTCTTCCCGACGATGAAGTGCCGCTCGCTGGTGGTGTTGATCCACGAGATCCCGGCCCCGGTGGTGGGCCAGGTGACTTCCAGCGACGCGACACCCGAGTAGTGCTTCGACGTGGTGCGGGCGAACGTGGCCGCGGTGAAGTCGTCGACCGGGAACGGCTCGTAGGACCCGTAGTCGGAGGTGTCGACCTCGAAACCGGGGTTCGGCATCAGGTCGTCGCCCTCTTCGGGGAGCACGACGTAGGTGTTGCCCGGTCCGTCCTGCAGCGGCTGCAGCAGGTCGAACCCGTCGACGTCGTAGGTCACCGGCTCCTCACCGCGCTTGGTCTGCGGGGTAGTGAGGACGTACACACCGAGGTTGAATCGTGCCGACACCGCGGCGTTGGACAGCACCATGTAGGGCCGGACCCGGTCGCGGCCCCACGCCAACGCCTGCTGGATGACCAGGCTGCAGGTCCCGTGCACTGCCGACGCCCGGCCGTTGTGGGACACCGACGACCCGTCCTCGACCAACGCGTCGGAGATGTCGTCGACGAACCGGTTCTGCGTGTCGAGCAGCTCGAGGCCGGCCGAGATCTCGACGCCGTCGCCGGTGAGGAGCTTCATCACCTGGGCGCTGGTCAGACCGTCGCGCGGTGCCGCGGTCAGGGACTGCATCAGACGGCCTCGCTGCTGGTGACCTCGGAGAGGTCGAGCGTCATGTCGGCGCCCTCGACTGGCCGGTCACGGGTCAGGGTCAGGTAGATCCCGACGTACTTCATCCCGTCGGGGTCGCGGATCGTGACCAGCCGGCGGTGGTGTGCGACCAGCCACGCCCACTGCGAGTCCGTGGGGCGCCGGATCAGCGCCGAGTGGCTGCGCGCCACGCCCGCGCGCAGCACCAGTCGGAGGCGTCCGCCGGCGTTCTTGCGGATCTCGCCGTCGGCGCCGTACGTCGGCGTGAACGCCCCGATCCGGAACGACATCACGTCCGAGGGGTCCGCGACGTCGTTGAGCCACAGCCGGGTCAGAACCAGGGTGCTGCCCGGGTCGCCGGGACCAGCCACGATCGGCATCCGTCACCCCTGCCGCTCGGCGAGCTTGTACTTGCGGGGCAGGGCGTCGAGCTTGTTGTTCGTGGCCCTCTGGGCCTCCGCGAGGCGCTCCACAGCCTCGACCAAGGCGGGGTCCGTGGTCGCGCCCACCGACGACTCCCGGCGGGCCGCAGCGGCCGTCTTCGGGTCCGGCCCCGGCGTCGGGTTCTTCGGGTTCGAGGTGTGGAAGTCGCTGATGTTGATCCCCAGGTCACCGAGGCCCGACCCGAGCTCCTGACGCAGCGCCCGCAGGAACGCTCGCGCGAGCCGGCGGCCAGACTTCTCGAGCTCGGCCTTCTGGGCCTCGAGCCCGTTGACCAGCTGCTGCGCGGCCGCGATCCCGTCGCCGTACATCTGATCAGAGAGCATGCTCCCGAGGCCGGCCCCGGTGTCGACGAGCTGGCCGGTCAGCTGGTTGACCTGGTCGATCGCGGTCTGGCCGCCGGCCAGGAGCGCGGAGGCGGTCGCGAGACCACCCTCGACCCCGGCCTGGGTGAGCTGGTCGATGGTGGTCTGGTTGAGTCCCATGGTGACGAGCTGCGCCATTGCGGCCGAGTAGGACGCAGCCTGCATGACCTTCAGCTTGAGCCCAGCGACGATGCTGTCCGCCGTCACGGTCCCGGTCTGCTGGTCGACGAACGACGTCACGTTGCCGAACGACACGACCGCGTCCTGCACCGACTTCGCGTACTCGCGGGCCTCCTGGCGCAGCGACCGCAGCTTCTCCCTCGCGGCGTCGAGCTTCTTGTCGATCCGGTCGCGGGCCCGCTCGTTGGCGAGCAGCTCCTTGCGCTCGTCCTCCAAGCCCTTGATCACCGCGCGCGCGGCCGCCTGGGCGAGCTTGTCGTTCTTGAATCGCTTCGCCATCGTCTTCTCGATGAGCTTGGTGACCTCGTCCAGCGACGACTTCAGGTCACCCTCCTTGGCCCCGATCGCGTCGATCAGGCCCTGCATGATCATCTGCCCGACCCCGCGGAGCAGCCGCCTGTCCTTGGACGCCGGGCCCTTCCAGTCGGGGATCTTGTCCGTGATGCCCTGCAGCTTCCCCATCAGGTCGCCGGCTTTGTCCTCGATGCCGTCGATGAGGCCCTGGATGATCGACATGCCGGCGTTGTAGAGCAGCTGGCCGAGGTTGCCGAGCTTGTTCTTGACCCGGCCCGGCAGGCCACTGACCCAAGACAGCAGCGCCGTGGCCTTGTTCTGGGCGGCGTCGAGCATCCGGCCGAACGCCTGCGCGTTGGCCTCGAAGAGCATCCCGCCCAGTGACGCGAGCTTGCCGAGGATCTTCCCGGGCAGGTCCCCGACCCAGTTCACGATGCTGGTCGCGACCCGGACCGTGCCGTCCTTGGCCTCGTCCCAGTGCTTGATGATCAGGCCCGGCAAGGTCCAGTTCATGAAGAACGACAGCAGCTTGCCGGGGATGCCCTTGACGAAGCCGACGACCGCGTCCCAGGCGGCGCTGGTCTTCTCCTTGATCGTGTCCCAGTGCTTGATGATCAGCCCGGGCAGGGTGAAGTTCAAGAACGCCGCCACGAGCAGCCCGGGGATGGCCTTGACCTTCCCGACCACCCAGTCCCAGGCGGCGGCCGTGCCCGCCTTGATGTCGTCCCAGTGCTTGATCACGGTCATCACGACGAACCCGATGGGGCCGGTGAGGACGGTGACGATCAGGGTCGCGTGGTCCTTGATGAACCCGACGATCCAGTCCCAGACGGCCATCGTGGCGGCCTTGATCTCGTCCCAGTACTTGTAGACCAGGTAGGCGACGCCGGCGATCGCGGCGATCGCGATCGCGATCGGGCCCATGGCGATGACCCAGGCGGCGGCCATGCGAACCGCGGAGGCCATCGCGGTGGCCGCCGAGGTCAGCCACCCGGTCTTCGTGGCGGTCGCCGCGGCGGTCTCGGCGGCGGCCGCGGACCCGGCCGCCGCAGTCTGCGCGGCCCTGGCGCCGATGATCTGCGCGGTGGGACCGATGATGGACAGCGCAGCGGGCCCGAAGGCAGCGACAGCGCCGGCGAGCATCGTGGTCGGGCCGTGGGCCTCGATCACCGAGCGGCCCCACTCGATGACCTTCCGCTTCGCGGTCTCAATCGAGTTCGCCGTACCCCCGCCAGCCGTGGTGGCCATCTTGCGGGCGGACCCCTCCCACCCGTCCATCGCCTTCGAGGAGCCCTGCAGCTGCTTGAGGAACTGCGGGATCTCCGAGGCGTTGAGGTCCTCGAGCGGGGTGCCGAACAGGGCGATCGCGGCCTGCCCCTGACGGGCCGGGTCCTTGATGTCGAGCAGCCCCCGGACGATCTTCTGCGTGGCCCGCTGCGCCTTGTCGCCACCGGCCAGGATGTCGTTGGCCATCGTCCGGGCGTCCAGGCCGATCATCTTGTAGGCCTGCTTCGAGCTGGTCGACATGTCGGTCGACCGGATCGTGAACTCCTTGACCGCGTCGCCGGCCTTGTCGATGCCGTACATGCCCTTCTTGGCGCCCTCGACGAGCATCGAGAACGCCTGCTCGCCGGAGTAGCCGAGGGTGTCGAAGAACTGGGAGTACTCCTCGGCGGCGTCGAGGACGTCCTCACGCAGGTCGGCCGGCACCCGGGACGAGGCCTGGGTGATGAGGTTGAACGCCTGCATCGCGTTGTCGGCCAGCCCCGAGCGGAGAACCGTGCCGGCCACCGACACGGCGCGCTGGACGTCGATGTCGAAGACGTCGGCGAACGCCAGCGCCAGGCGGGTCGCGCGGCCGATGTCGGACTCGGAGGCGTTGCGCATCCCACGGATCGAGGAGATCACCGCGGCGACCGCGACGTTGACCTCGTCGATGCCCTCGCCGAAGTTGTGGGCGTAGACACGGCCGGCGATGCGACCGAGCCGGTCAGCCTCGGTCGCGGTCAGGCCGAGCTGGGCGGCGACCTTGAGGCGGCCGCCCTCGAGGGACAGGTTGTCGATCACGCCGACGGACAGGGCGGTGCCGACGGCGGCGCCGGTGACCTTCCCGGCGTCCTTCGCCTTGTCCGCGAACGAGGAGGCGAAGCCGTCGCCCGCGCGCGCACCGGCCGCCTCTGCCTCAGCCTTCGCGCCGGACAGTCCAGCACCGAGCTGGGTGGCGGCCTCCTGGCCAGCCTTGCGGGCCTCGGGAGGGATGCCCTGCAGCGCCGTCGCGGCGTCGGCCTTGGCCTGCAGGACCGCGACCTTCACGTCCGGCGCCAGGGCACGGAATTCGGCCGAGGTCTCCGACACCACGCCCTTGGCGTTCTTCGGCAACTCGTCCATCAGCCGGCTGATGTCGTCGACGCCGACACCGAACGCCACCGCGGTCGCGGCAGCAGTCGCCTTCGCATCGACCGGGATCTGGTCGAGCGACATCTTCACCGAGCCAGCGGCCTGGTCGGCTGCGACCTTCGCGTCGACCGGGATCTGGTCGAGCGCGGACTTCACCCCCGCGGCCGCCGTCGAAGCGTCGACGGGGATCGTGGCCAGCCCGGTGGCCATCGCCACCCCGATGCTGTTGCCGGCCGCCTTCGCAGTCGACTCACCCTCGGCCGCGAACTGGTTGAGCCGGGCGTCACCGGCGTTGACCGCCTTCACCATCGGGGTGATGTCCAGGCCGATCGAGCCGACGAGCTCACCAAGGTCGAGCGACAACTAGGTCACCTCCCTCGAGGGTGGGTCGGAGGGCGGGAACAGGGCGTGCGCGAGGCGGGTGCTGTGGATGACCCGCCCGTCGGGCATGAACGACGGCGGGACCTCGAGCAGCCCGAAGATCCGGCGCTGCAGCCAGTGCCAGGACCGGGACTTCATCAGGACCGGGTCGGACACGTCGATGCCGTACCGCTCGTGCAGGTCGGCTTCGATGCGGCCCCAGTGCTGCAGGATCTGGCGCCACCCCAGGGTGGGGCCGGTGGGTTCGTCGATGAAGCGAGGGAGCCCGGTCGGTCCTACCGGGACGCCGCGGTCTTCTTGGTGGTCTTCTTGGCCGGCCGCTGGCGGTCCTTCGTGGCCGGCCGGTGTGCTTCCGGGCGGCCACCACGCATCCAGAACTCCTCGGCGGCGTCGCGGTCGCGGATGGTCCAGGTGAACACGGTGCGGGAGGCGATCTTGACGTACTCCCACGCGACCTTGTCGGCGAGCATCTCGTCGTACGTCGTCCCGAGGAGGCGGCGGTTGAAGTCGCGTTCGGCGTCGTCGTCGAGCTTCAGACCGGCGACGTCCTTCTCGTCCAGCTCGGCGCCGGTCTGGACGGCGAGGACGGTCTCGACGATGAGCTGGCAGTAGATGCCGGTGTCGGCGTCGACGGAGTTGACGCGGTAGGTCTTGCCGTTGATGGGGAGGTCGAGCCAGGGCTCGACGTACTCCTTGAGGTCCTTGAAAGCCACGGTGGTGCTCCTGACTGGGTGTCCTGACTGGGCTGACTGGTGGAGACGGCGGGCCGGCCCAGTCAGGACACCGGCCCGCCGTCGTATCGGGTGGGGCTACCTCACGCGTAGGTGAGGTTGCTGCCCGCGGAGGCGCCGGCCGCGTTCTCGACCGTGACGGCCTTCGCGCCGGCGGCCTTGGCCGGGGCGATGAGCGCGATCCGGGTGTCGGAGATGACCTCCCAGGCGCCCGAGGCGACCGCGACGGCCGCGACCTTGACGGCGGTAGCGCCGGTGAACCCGGTGCCCTCAATGATGATCAGGTCGCCGCCGGCGGTGGCCGCGCTGTTCGGCACCAGGGCCGAGATGGTCGGCGCGACCGTCGCGCCGTCCGGGTGGGTGATCGGGTTGCGCTTGCCCTGCCCGGTCAGCGTCACCGTGGCCGTGGAGTTCGCGTCCATCGGGCCGCCGTCGGGCGTCCAGGAGACCGCGGCGCGCCCCTCGTAGGCCTCGGCGCGGGGCCCGTCGGGCGTCATCTCGTACCAGCGGACGTGGACGACGTTGTCCTCGCCCATCTCGGCGCCGGCGAGACGCAGCGCCTCCTGGCCGGGGTCGTACGCCGTGGGCGACCCCTGCGGCGTCTTCCGGGTGACCTTGGCCTCGATCGACCAGGCGAGCGCGGTGACGGTCGAGGACTTGTACCCCTCGGAGTCGAAGTCCGAGTCGTCCTGCAGGGTCGGGTCGACGTTGTCCTTGAAGTCGTTGATCCCGAAGACACCGACCCAGTCGGGCACGGACGGGGTACCAGCGTTGACGTCGAGGTACCACTTGCGGTTCAGGGTGGCCGCCCCGAGGGGGACCTTGGTCGTGGCGGTCATGACTGCTCCTCAGCAGGGTTGACGGTGTGCTGGCCCTGGCGCCCGGCGGGCGGGGGCGGGACGACGACCACAGGGTCGGCGTCGGCCTGCGGCTCGGCCACAGGAGTCTCGGGTGCGGCCTCGGTGGCGGGCTCCCACCCGCGCGCGGCCATGAAGCCCACCAGCTCGTCGGGGACGGGCTGGGTGGCCCCGTGCTTCGTCATCTGCATGACGCTCTCCTCAGGTTCGATTCACGGACGGGCGGTGGACGTCGACGTAGAAGTTCTGGGTCGTGCGCCACCGGTTGCCCTGGTCCTGGCCGATCGACGTCCAGGAGCGGCGCAGGCACTGCACGACGTGCACCCCGGTGACCAGGTCGAAGTCGTGCAGGCCGTGGAGCTTCGCGAAGCAGCGCGACGTGAGCCGGCCGACCGCGCGCGGGTCCTGGCCGCCCCACCTGGTGGTGAGCTGCAGCCCGATCGTGGAGTCCGACAGCGACGGGTCGTCCGTCACGCCGTACGCCGTCAGCGCGATCACCTGGTCAGGGGACTGCGGCAGACCGCCGAGGATGATCCCGGTCTCGCCCGCGGCGTACACCCCGGATGAATTCCACACCCCGGCCACCGGGTCCGCGGCGAGCAGCTGCGCGAAGCCCTCGAGGAACGCGGTCTCGAAGTCCTCCGCGGCGACGCTCGGCACGGTCAGGCCCCGAGCTCGCGGCGGATCGAGGTGGTGATGATCTGCGCGATGACCATGCGCTGGCTGTTGAACGCGTTCTCGAGGAACTTCGCGGTCCGGCCCGGGTCGTGGCGCAGGGTCAGGTCCTCGTGCTGCACCACGGCGTAGGGGCCATCGAAGGACACCGCGGCCTTGAGTGCGGCCTCGTCGGTGGACACCTTCCCGGTCCGGGAGAGGGTGCCTTCCTCGATGGGGGTGTGGGCGACCGCGACGTCGAGGACGTGCTCGCCGCCCAGCTTGAGGCCGCGGTTCCCGCCGTCGCGAACGCCATTGAGGACCCGGGTCAGGTCGATGGTGTTGGACCAGGTCATGCGCAGGTCACCTCCACCGAGAGCACCGAGTTGCGGATCTTGGTCTGCTTGGCCGACAGGACGCGCGACTTGCGGCCGCTGATGGTGACCGGCGACTCCGGGGTGAACACCGTCATCGGGTCGACCAGCGCGACCACCCGGCCGTCGCCGTCGACGACCTGGGTGCGGGGGTGGAGCAGCAGCGTCGACTCGGACACCGCCTCGTCACCGGACGCGTCGCGCACCAGGCGCCGGGTCTCGTCGACCAGGCAACGCACCGTCACCGGGGTGCCATCAACCGGCCCGTACGCGCCCTCGCCCGTGTGCGTGGCCACCACGACGGTGTCCTTCAGGGCGGAGCGGCGGACCTTCACGACCCGACGACCCCCGACAGCAGGCCGGCGCGGCGCAGCGCACGGGCCGCGCGCGGGGCGAGGTACATCGGGGTGGGACGGTTCTCGCCGGCACCCATCTGCAGCTGCACTCCCTGGGTCGAGACGCTCTGCAGGGGGCCGAGGATGTCGTCTTCCTCGTCGCCGGTGAGCCAGAACTCGACCTGCGCGCACGTGGCGTCGCGCAGGGCGGCGATCACCGTCCCGTCGGTGGCGTTGCCGTCGGAGTCCACGTCGTACACCGCGGTGACGATGTGGTCGGCGACGAGTTCGGACGCACGAACGAGCAGCCGGGCTGCGTCCTCGGGGATCGTCGACGGGGACTCAGACTCTCCGTCGGCGCCGAAGTACGCGCCCAGCTGCTCGGTCGTGGCGTACGGCATTGGTCAGGCCTCGCCTCGGTGCTCGGCCAGGCGGGCGCGCTTCTCGTCCGCCGAGCCGGACTTCGCCAGACCGGCCTCCTCGAGTGCGGCGTCGAGCGCCTCGCTCTTGAGGTCCGAGGCCGGGGCGACGTCGGACGGCGCGCCGACCAGGTCGGGCGCCGGATGGCCGACGTCCCCGCCGAGCTCGGCCGTGACGGTGGGGACGTCACGCTGCTCGATGAAGACCTCCTCGGCGGCGGTGGTCTCGCGCTCCTGCTGAACGTCGGTGTCGGGGATGACGACCTTCGTGCCGTCCTCGTCCTTCTCGAACCGACCAACGGGGCCGGGAACGATCGGGCCAGTCCCGACGGCGTGGATCCCGGGAGCCACGATCGGGAGGCCCTCGGTGTTGCCGGCGTTCACGGGCGGCAGGAAGTCGCCCTCCTGAGGGTCGACCGCGGCGTCGCGCAGCGGCGTGCCGAGCTGGAC